TTTAGTTCTTCAAACGAAGACCACGAGCTGTTTGAAACAATATCATACCACTCAACAGCTACCATAGGATACTTATCGATTTGGTTTTTTATCTTTTTTGGTATAGCTATTTTTTTTCTCATTTACATTAACCTCAACATAACCAATTGAAGTGAACATCGTAGGATTATGCATTTTATTAAACTCTCTGATCCAAACAGACCAACTAGCCCTCTTCAGATATAGCCGTCTCTTCAGGCTCAATGGTTTTTGCATTATAACCATCGATTTTTTCTGAAAGTTCTTTGAGTTTACTTTCGAGTTCCTCACGTGACATTCCCTCCAAACCAGTTACTCTAACTTCTTTTCTATCAATGAACGCACCAGCTAATTGACCTGATCTATACTCTGCGTTGATAGCAGCTGCATATTGATCTTTTTTTTCAGCCTTATCAGCTAATCTTTCAAATCTTTTGTAACGTCTGAGATTGTCACTCTCATATTTTTTAATTTCTTGTTCAAATCTTTTATCGTAATATTTTGCTATATGTGGATTTTTTCTTCTGTTTAATAATTGTGAAGCTGTGGACCTAGCTGTATTTATATCTTTACAATCATATCCTGCTCTCTTTAAAGCTTCAGCTTGTGTGATCTGGCCATGATCTTGCACCATAATCTCAACAAACATTTTTTGTTTTTGAGTTAGATCCTTTTCAGTTCTTAACTCCTTTTTAGTTAATCCACCCATTATTTTTTCTTTTTATTTTTTAAAACTTTACCAATAGCCTTTGCCTGACCTGCATGAGCTTTTGAAGCCTTTTCCAGCTTACCTTTGATTTTTTTTAGAATTGCTTGTTTTTTATTCATAATATTTATACTATATAGATTATTTCATCAAAAAGTAACTACCTGAAATTTATCTGATTAAGTTCCCGCAAGACTGGTGTATCCGGGATACACCATAGATACACCATAGATACACCACTAAAATTGATTAAAACCATTGATATACTTGACTAATAGACGTTTAGATACACCAGATACACCACTATTACCCCCTGACTGTTTTTTATTGTTAGTTAGTCTGAGATATCTATATAGTATATTTTTACTTGTTGTCCGGTAGCCGGTATTCTGGTATATTTTTCCCATGGTCCTTAAAAAAGATCAATATTTCATTAGTTCCTTGGGGGATAACATTTATGCTCTCTTTGTAATGCCCCCAGGGGTTATCAAATTTATAAGACCACCATGACTATCTAATTCTAATTTTATCAGAAAAAATTTTCTTTTTAACTTCAGCCCTTTCCTCCTTTGTTTTAGCACTTCGATACGCCCTGTAATACTCACGATAGTTCATCCACGATTTTTGTAATTTACTGAATTTAACAACACCCTTTTTAATTAATTTCAAATACTCTTCTCTTATAACCTGTGGATCTAAATCTGCATTCCAACATACATCCTGAAAGTCTATGCTATTCTCTAAAAACCATTTATGACTATCTTCCTTCCAATAAGTATCTTTTTTAAAATTACTAACGGACATCGAATCCTCAAATGCCTGTAACAGGATAGCCTGGAACAACCTAATCTCAGGGGGTCGTTTTTCTTTTAAAAATTCCATGGCTAATTTAATGCCCAAATTTTTTAACAAGTTTGGTGAATAACTCATAAAACTTCTTAACTGTTGCTTTGGGATATCTCTGTGATTTAATCCAGTAATAATCGTCTAGAATTTCTTCAATATATCTAGTTCGCTCATCTCCAGATAAAGCGCTTACAAAGAAGATGGTTTTACTTACTAAACCTCTAGGAACCTTTGACATGTGCATAACCACGATGCGGGAAAAGATATGGATTATGGATTACACCGTGGCTACGCATCTTTGACAACCAATTTCAAACCTTTAGCCTGAGCTATTTTCTTTCTACCTGATTGCCATCTTTGCTCGATCTTGTCGAGGAAAGATAAACTAAAATTTCCTAAGCCATAGTTATTTCCACAATACAACTGAAACATTAAACTGGTCAACTCGTCATAAGTTTTCTTATTAGGACAAACCATAACTAATTTGTCTAACGCCTGGTCTAATGCTTCTTCACTGCTTTTTTTAGCAGTTCTACTAATCTCCACAATAATCTCCTCATTTAATTAAAGTTTAATTAGTTTTCGTTGTTCTGGATTCATAAGGTGTTTTGAAGCCCCACCTTTTCATATAGGCTTAGGAATACGTATGATTTGTTATTATAAAATATGTGACTTAAATGCAACAAAAAAAAGGGCCAGATCTCCCGGCCCTTTTCCAACCCCAAGTTCAAGGTTAACCATCCAACTTGCGGGTTTATTTACCACTCCCGTTGAGTAACTTCTTACCCTGTGATAGTAAATTCTCCTTCATTGTTTGATAGCTTTTACCCTCTTTTTTAGCTATCTTTCTTACCTCATCATCAACTATCTTAGCAATCATTGATCCGGGTCTCCTAAACCCTTGATCTCCCATAGCTCTAATAATACAATAAGTATTGATATCAACTGCGCATGACTTCCATTTATTGATGTTCATGATATTCTCCTAATGATCTTGATATTCTTTTGACTCAAAAAAATCAAGTAATTTTATTTTATGTTTACTACGACCACTATTATAGATTTTTTCTATAATCATAATGTAATCTTTTGTGCTAGTTCCTGACAAAAACCACGATGATCTACTTTTACAGGCATCCCTAAATCTTTTTAAATCAAAATCTGGGCATCTATCAGCTATGATATACGCCATAACCATAGATCTTTTGAGTCGTCTTTTCGTATCATCCATGCCTAAAAAATATTTTTTAAGCTGGTTAAGAGCTGACCCTATCCTATCACAATTAGCAATACCACCTGCAGGAATTTTAAATTGTCCTGTTTTAAAATCAGTGGATATTCTGTTCCATAATGAACATTGTTTTAATAATAAAACAATTGCCTCTGCAACATTGATACCATATTGATCCATCTTCTGTTTACAGATTTTATAATCAAATCTATTCCTAGAACAATGGTGACTTAGATATGCTTCCATGGACCAATTTCTTCTGCCCGTGTTGAGTCTTGCAACATCAAGTGGATCATCAGAAGGTATAATAATATAAGGCACAACCAAGTCTAGTTCTTTCCTAGCTTGTAACGTGTGCTGTCCATCTATTACTTCCATGTTTTTATTTACACGTATAGGATCTTTAAGATCTTTTTCTGCAATTAATTTTTTTAATTGAGATACGTGTCCTTGATCAACTGGTCTATTACCTCTAGCTTTTTTAAACTTTGTGTAATCAGTCGTCTCAAAGTATTTATTCTTTATTGAATTGTCCATCTTTTCCTCCTTTAGTTAGAACAATATTGTGTAACTTAACGCAGCAATAATTAACAAAATTACTTTTGCTGGTAACAAAAATAATATTAAACAGATAATTGTTTTAATAATCAGGTTTGTCATTTATTGCCTGTAATTGGTCGTCTACTAATTTAGATGCTATCGATTCATTGATTGGATAGATAGGCATATTCTCAAAATACATTGCACACTGCTGCAACTTCTTCATAGCAGCTTGGTATTCATCATCACCATATTCTAGTGGCATATGAAAGTTTGCAGATACAGCAGGTATCTGACTTAGTATTTGATCAACTCTACTAATCCAACTATTAAAAACAGGTGAATCAGACTTAGTTTTAATTATTGGACTTTGGCTCATCGAAACTCCATAAATTAAATTTATCTATCACAGCACTTAGACCAGAGTGAAATTTTATTTTTCCGCTCATGATATCTTTTGCTCTTACAGTTTTGTAAACATCACCATTCACGCTTAACTGCAGTTCTTTTGTTGACTCATTAAATTCAACTGAAAAGACATGAGTCATGACTACGCTCTTAGGTTTTACTTCCCATTCAGGCTTTAAAACTAAGGCTTCGCCTAACTTTTCAGCAGCTGTCATTACAGCTATTTCTTTTATGTTTTTCATGATAACCTCTTTGTTAATTAATTTTAAAAACATGAAACTTTTATAAACATTTTAATGGGATATGCAAGTAAATAATAAAATAGGATAATATAGGAAAATGAAGTATTTATTAATTCTACATATGTGTAGTTTTTTAACTCAAACCTGTCCAGGAATGATGTACCCTAATGGTTTACACGATACCTGGCTACAATGTTCACAGGAGGGTTACAAAAAAGCGGCTGAATTA